AAACGCCCAGTCTATTACTGGCGCTTTTGCTACAACTTTTGCTAGAGGACCCGTTGGAGAAATTACAACTATCGGCAGTCAGTCTGATCTACTAAACGTTTTTGGTAAGCCTTCAACGGCTAATGCTGAAGATTGGTTTGTAGCTTCAGAATTCCTAAATTACGGCGGTAGACTCGCTGTTGTACGTGCCGAGACGGGCACAAATTCAGCTAACACTGGTAGCAATGCTTCACTAAACGTCAGGAACTCTGCTGATTGGCAGGGTGGTCTAGGAAGCGGCGAAACTTTTGTTGCTAAAAACCCAGGAACTTGGGGCAATGCTTTAAGAGTTATCATTGCTGACCGTGGTCCTGACCAAATTATTACCCTTGCTACAGTACCTGCTAGCGCGCTAATTGCTGGTGGCGCTGTAACTTTCAATCTAAGTGGCGGAACCTCCGTTACTGCTGAGGTTGTATCGTATGCTGCTCAGGTTCTGACGATTGTCTTGGACGATCCATCTGTTCTAATTTCAACTGCTGATGAACTAGAAGATGGTGGCACTGATGTAGCAATTTCTTCTGTTGCTGATTGGTGGTCAAACACTTCAGTTGGCGGTGTTGCTCTTTCGGCAATCGGTCCTCGTCCTGGTACTTCTGCTTACGCTTCTGATCGTAGCATCAAGTATGACGAACTACACGTTGCTATCGTAGACAGCACTGGTGGAATCTCTGGTACTGCTGGTACTGTTATCGAGCGTCTAACATATCTTTCCAAACTAACTGATGGTAAAGGTTCTGAGAATCAGGCAACTTTCTACAAGTCTGCTATCAACGCTGGATCTCAATACATCTACACTGGTTCTACACTTGTTGGTGCTATTGCTCCTTCATCTACTGATGGTGGTGATGTCTGGTCTCAAGCTTCTGGCGATGCTGGTGTAAGTATGTTCACCCTCGCTGGTGCTACNTCANCNGATCTTGCTAACGGTGTTGACGACTACTCATATTCCGCTGGCGAAATTGATACTGCCTATGAAGTCTTCAGTGAGACTGAAGAATCGAACGTAGACTTCGTTCTCATGGGTGGTTCGATGGCAACTGAAACCGACACTAAGGCGAAAGCAGGTTCGGTAATGGCTGTTGCTCAAAATAGAAAGGATTGTATCGCTTTCCTATCGCCTCATAAAGGTAATCAAGTTGCTAGCAGTGGTGGTGCTCTAACGAGATCTCTCCAGAAAACTAACACTATCAACTTCTTTAATACCCTAGCATCTACTTCATACGCTGTATTTGACAGTGGTTATAAGTACATGTATGACCGCTTCAACGATCTGTATCGTTGGATTCCTTGTAACGGCGACGTTGCTGGTCTCTGTGTTTCCACTTCGGCTACTCTAGAAGATTGGTTCTCACCTGCTGGCACCAATCGTGGTGGTCTAAGAAATGCTGTTAAGATGGCATTTAATCCAACTCAGTCTGATAGAGACGAACTGTATCAATCAAGAATCAATCCTATTGTTTCTCTTCCTGGTACTGGAACTATACTATTTGGTGACAAGACTGCTCTTGCTTCACCTTCAGCTTTCGACAGAATTAACGTTCGCCGTTTGTTCCTTGCTATACAGAAAAGAGCAGAAGGTCTTGCTAAAGGAGTTCTCTTTGAGCAAAATGATGCTACAACTAGAGTTGGATTTGCCTCTGCTTTGAATTCATTCATGGCGGAAATTCAGGCAAGAAGAGGAGTTACCGACTTCCTCGTAGTTTGTGATGATACGAATAACACCTCATCTGTAGTAGATCGTAACGAGTTTGTTGCTGAAATTTATATCAAACCAACCCGTTCTATCAACTATGTTACCGTTACTCTAACGGCAACCAAGTCTGGTGTTTCCTTCAGTGAAGTTATCGGTGGTTGATAATTAATTTATTCACTTCACACACAAATTAAAGGAAAAAAACAATGGCAACACGTATTAACAATTTCATCACCAATATTGGGCAAGGCGTCAAGCCCAATATGTTCTCCATTGACATTCAATGGCCTAATGGGGGACTCACTACAGGAGTCCCTGCTGACGCTACAGAAAAAGATTTGATCAATGTACTTTGTAAGTCCGCTGCTCTACCTGCTTCTAATCTAGGAGTAATCGAAGTTCCTTTCCGTGGTAGAACTGTTAAAATCGCTGGTGACCGTACCTTCGATACCTGGACTGCTACATTCTTCAATGATAAAGACATGAAGATCCGCGCTTACTTTGAAGCGTGGTTGGAATCCATGAATACTCATGAAGGCAACTTCTCACCTAACTTCATTCCTACCAAGGAAACTGATGGTTACATGGCAACTGTTGGTGTCAAGCAACTTGAGAAGCATGGTGCTGAAGGCGGACAAGTTCTTAGAGAATATGTTCTAAGACATGCTTTCCCAACTAACGTCTCCCAAATTGATCTTGCTTATGATAGCAATGATCAGATCGAAGAGTTCTCAGTTGAATTCCAGTATTCTTACTGGACCGTTTCTGCTCCTACAAAGAGTAATCTAGAAGCTGGTTCTTCAGGTAGATTTGGAACTGAAAAATTCGTCGAACTTTGATCTAATAAATAGATCTATAGGAACATAGATCTATTGAAATGAGTCAACTGTTTGGTTTTATTATTAATAAAGGTGGCGAGGATAGGGGTCAATCTCCTATCCCGCCAAATCAAAATGACTCCGTGGCAGTTGCTGCTGGGGGTCATTTTGGCACATATGTGGATGTTGACGGATCACAAGGACGTAGTGAATACGAACTAATCAAACGTTACAGAGATATGTCACTCCATCCTGAGTGTGACTCTGCTGTAGATGAAATTGTAAATGAATTTGTAGTCAGTGATGCCCACGATTCTCCTGTAGAAATTGAGTTATCTAATCTCGATGTGGGAGCTGGAGTAAAGAAAAAAATTAGAGACGAATTTAACCACGTCAAAAAACTTTTAAATTTCGACAAACGTGCTCACCAAATCATCAGGACTTGGTACATCGATGGTCGTACATATTACCATAAGGTTATCGACTTGGACAAACCCAAGCGTGGTATCCTAGAACTTCGCTATATTGATCCTCTAAAACTTCGTAAAGTTAGGCAAAAAATTAAGAGTCCAGAATCTACATCTGAAGGAGCAAGAGGTACTGCTCTAGAGTACGATTGGGGAGACTTTATTGATTATTACATTTACAACCCAAAAGGTTATGCTAACGCCACAACTATAAATGCCACCTACGATTTCGCTTCTTCAAACGGAATTAAAATATCAGCAGATTCTATTGCTATGTGTAATTCAGGTCTTACCGATCTGAATAGAAAAACTCCTCTAAGTTTTCTACATAAAGCAATCAAATCTCTCAATCAACTTCGTATGATTGAAGACTCTCTTGTTATCTACAGACTATCGAGAGCACCTGAACGTAGAATTTTCTACATTGATGTAGGTAATCTTCCTAAAGTAAAAGCGGAACAGTACCTACGTGATGTCATGGCACGTTATCGTAACAAGCTTGTATATGATGCTAACACTGGCGAGATCCGTGACGACAAAAAGCATATGAGTATGCTTGAGGATTTCTGGTTGCCACGTCGTGAAGGCGGTAGAGGTACAGAAATCACAACTCTACCTGGTGGTCAGAACTTGGGTGAACTTAAGGACGTTGAGTATTTCAAAAAGAAATTATACAACTCCCTCAATCTTCCCCCTTCTCGTCTCACTGATGACAACAAAGGATTTAATCTTGGTAAGACTACCGAAGTTCTCCGTGACGAACTTAAGTTCACGAAGTTCATTGGTCGTCTTCGTAAGAGATTCAGTGAACTTTTCAATGATATTCTCAAGACTCAATTAATCCTGAAGGGAGTTATTGCTCCTGAAGATTGGGATGACATGGAAGAGCATATTCAATATGACTTCTTGTTTGACAATCACTTCAATGAATTGAAGGAGCAGGAGATGATGCTTCAGCGTATGAACCTTGTCGCTCAAATGGATCCTTTCCTCGGCAAGTATTTTTCCGTGGACTATATTCGTCGTCAAATTTTACAACAATCTGATAAAGATATGAAGGAGATGGATAAGCAAATCAGTGTTGATATTGATTCTGGTGTTGCTATGAACCCAGCTGATGTCAATACTTTTGACATGATGGATCGTCAAAATGATGCTTATGCTCCTGAGTTGGAAGCACAGGCAGCAGACGATGCCAACGCTAGAGAGATTGAAAAAATGAAAGCTATGCCTAAACCTTCTCCAGCAGCAAATAAAAAAAACTGATAAATAAATTATAACCCGTACTTATGTTATGTCTGATCAACCCCTTGATTCTGAAGTGCTTAATATTGTTGACTTAATTGCTGACAAGAAAAGAGCAGATGCCCTCGATAAAATCGATGACATTCTGTACGCTAAAGCATCTCAATCGATTGATACGTATAAGAAGACCGTAGCTAATACGTTCTTTGATGAACCAACAGGCGATACTCAAGAAGAACAATGAAACTAATTACTGAAAGCATCGAAGACATCCAGATCCTTACTGAGGAAAAAGATGGCAAGAAAACCCTTTACATTGAGGGAGTGTTTCTCCAAGGAGAAATTAAAAACCGCAACGGAAGAATTTATCCATTCGGTGTCCTTCAGAAAGAAGTTGAAAGGTATTCAGAAGAGTACGTTAGAGCGGGTAGGGCCCTAGGAGAACTAGGTCACCCTGACGGTCCCACTGTAAATCTTGATCGAGTGTCACACAAGATCACATCACTAAAAGCAGAGGGAACCAATTTCATTGGTAAAGCAAGAATTCTTGATACTCCAATGGGATCTATTGCCAAGAATCTACTCGGTGAAGGTGTAAAACTTGGTGTTTCTTCTAGAGGCATGGGTACTCTTAAAGAAGAAAATGGCGTGAAGTATGTTAGTGATGACTTTATGCTCGCCACTGCTGCTGATATCGTAGCAGATCCTTCCGCCCCTGACGCTTTCGTCAATGGAATTATGGAAGGTAAAGAATGGGTTTGGGAAGGCGGACTACTCCGTGAAAGACAAATCCAAGAGATGAAAAAAGAAATTGAAAACTCTTCTAAGGTAGATCTTGAAGAAAAAATGCTTTCCGCATTTAACCAATTCCTTTCAAATCTTTGAATTCATAAATAATCTTAGAATAATCATTTAGATACTTACGAGGAAAACTCAAATGTCAGATATGCTTAACGAAAAGTTTGAGGAGTTTGCCAGTGAGCACGCCGCTGTACTTTCCGAGGCTGGAGATCCAATGCCAACGGTAACAGCTGCTGTTCTACCTGGCAATGCTGCTGCCTCAGGCCAGTCAAACACTGCTGTTAATTCTAAAGCAGGTGCTGGCGAAAGTGCTACGGGTCATGCTGCTCCAATTCAACCTGGAGTTGCTATCGGACAAAAAGCACCTCAAGAAGTTAACAGTGTAACCACCACCCCTCACGAACATGATGAGGACGGTGATGAGAACCCTGGCGCTAAGGCTGCTGCTCCTATTTCGGGTGGTATTTCTGGCGAACCTAATCGTGGTGGTTCTAATACGGACCTACCTAACGGCACTGCCCCATCATTCGGAGCAGAAATTGCCTATGGTACTAAGATGGGTGGTAACGTAACGTATCCTATCAAACCCCAGTTTGAAGATCTCGATGTATCTAGCGATATCGCTGCTCTCACCGAGGGAACCGAACTATCAGAAGAGTTTGCTGAAAAAGCAAAAACAATCTTTGAAGCTGCTGTCAAGTCGAAACTCACTGAAGAGTGGGCAAAACTTGAAGAGCAGTATGCCGCTCAAATTTCTGAGCAAGTAGCGTCTATCAAGACAGAACTTGCTGAAGAAGTTAATGGCACAATTAACTACGCTGTCACCAAGTGGCTTGAGGAAAATCAAGTTGCTGTTGACCGTGGTATCAAAAATGAGATTACCGAAGACTTTATTACTGGTCTGAAGAGTCTCTTTGAAGAGCACTATATTAACATCCCCGACGAAAAAATTGATGTCGTCGAAGGTATGACTGAAGATCTTTGTAAGATGGAAGAACGCCTCAACGAACAGGTTAAGGCTAATATTGAACTTCAAAATCGTCTAAATGAATCTGCCAAACAGATCATCGTGAAGCAAATTTCCGAGGATCTAGTAGACACTCAGAAAGACAAACTGGCATCACTTGCTGAAGGTGTAGATTTCACTACGGAAGAAGATTTTTCCAAGAAACTTACCACCATCAAGGAGTCGTACTTCCCTAAGGAAGGTACTCCTAAAGTAGTTGTTGACGAAACTCCAGTAGAAGCAGAAGAGCTAACACCAGCAATGGCACAGTACCTCAATGCTATGAACCGCTGGAATCAGTGATTCCCTAAATAATTAACACACACAATTCCTAACAAACATCGGAGATACAATGTTTAACGCAGAACATCTTCAGGAAAAGTGGTCTCCTGTTCTCAACCATGGCGAGGCTCCTCTAATCGAGGACCGCTATAAGAGAGCAGTTACCTCCGTACTCCTGGAAAACCAAGAAAGAGCTATCCGTGAAGAGCGTGGTATGCTTCAGGAAGTAGCAGTAAACGCACTAGGCGCTAGCACCGTTAGCCCTGCTGGTTCAGCACTTGCTTCCGCTAACACTGGCGGTCTTGCTGGTTTCGACCCAGTACTGATCGGTCTAGTACGCCGTGCTATGCCTAACTTGATGGCATACGACGTATGTGGCGTTCAGCCCATGTCTGGTCCTTCTGGACTCATCTTCGCCATGAGATCTCGCTACGAGAACCAAGGCGGCGAAGAAGCACTATTCAACGAGCCTGACAGTGGATACACTGCTGGTCTTGACGCTACTGCTGGCGCTTATACACCTAGAACTGGCGCTGGCGTCGGTGGTGATTCCGAGGGTAACAACCCTGCTCTCCTTAACGATTCTTCACCTGGCACCTACGAGGTTCCCCAAGGTTTCTCCCGTGAAGATCTAGAGCAAGCTGGCGATGCTGGCAAACTCTTCCGTGAGATGTCATTCAGCATTGAGAAGACTTCTGTGACTGCTAAGTCCAGAGCTTTGAAAGCAGAATACACCTTGGAACTAGCACAA